ATAAACAGTCCAGCCATCACCTTCTAGCCACTCCGTTACAGCGTTTTTAGCGGCGTAGTCATGCCTTGAGTGCAGAGTCTTATCAAATGGCTTCACAATCCAATTCTAGGCGTTTGAGCGTGGAATCGTGCATTAGACTTAATCTGTGGCGTGAGTTAGCTCCGCCCGAGGTCTGAGTTAGCTCGACAAAGATAATCAACCGAAAATAAATAATTAGGAGAAATCACATGAGTGAATTCATCAAGAACCAGGAAGAACTAAGAGTCAACCTGTTCAACCAGATGAAAGAGGTCATTGACGGAGCAGAGGCCGAGGGTCGTGGACTTGACGCTGAAGAACTTTCAAAAATTGACCGTCTAGAAGCAGACATTCAGGGAGCAGAGCGTTCCATTGAAACCGCTAAGAAGACCGAGGAAAGAATGGTTGAGGCATCCGCCGCAGCTAAGGGCTTCGTTCCAGCAGAGTCAGACAACACCGACGAGGCAGTATTGCGCTCAATCTACAGCGGAGAGATCCGTTCAAACGACTTTGAGTTCCGCACACTAACCTCAAGCACCTCAACAGTGCCACAGGGTTTTGCTGACCAGGTATTCATGGCAGCTAGAGCAGTTGGCCCAATCTTGGACACCTCAGATGTTTTCAACACCACAACCGGCGAGAACATTGTCTACCCAGTAATGAGCGCATACTCAACAGCAAGCAAGAAGGCCGAAGGTGCAGCGCTGGATTCAAGCGATCCAACATTCACCAACATCACTCTTGGAGCTTTCAAGTATGGTGTTCTAGTTCCAGTAAGCAACGAGTTGCTAACCGATGCAGGATTCGACATTCAGTCAGTAATCGCTGAGCAGGCTGGAAACGCTTTGGGTTACATCCTGAACGAAGCACACACCACCGGAGACGGAACAGGCGACCCTAACGGAATCGTTACCGCTTCAGCTGAGGGTGTAGTTGGAACCGCCGCTGATGGTGTCGCAACCTATGACGAAATTGTTGACTTGGTTTACACAACCGACCCAGCAATCCGCCAGCGCCAGACCGCAGGCTTCATGGTCTCAACTGGTGCAGCCGCCGAGCTTCGTAAGCTAAAAGATGGAGACAACCGTTTCCTTTACGAGCTAAGGGTTGGAGAGCCAGACCAGTTCATGGGCTTCCGTGTCAACGAGAATGTTCACATGGCAGCACCTGACGAGGATGCCAAGAGCATCTTGTTCGGTGACTTGAACAACTACAAGGTTCGCCTAGCAGGTGGAATCCAGGTTGCTCAGAGTGCTGACTACGCATTCAACACCGATGTAACCACCTTTAGGGTGATTGCCCGTGCAGACGGAGACTTGGCAAACGCCAACTCAGTCAAGCACTTCATTGGTAAAGCAGCAGCCTAACCAATAAATAATTGAGACCCGTGGCTTGGAGGTTGGCCACGGGTCTCTCTTTTTCCCTGTCAAAACTAAAGTAGAATGAAGACATGGCAATAACAAACGGTTACATTGAGCTAAGCCTTTTGAAAAGCTCGCTTCAGATTGAAGACAACTTGCTAGACGATTTCCTTGAGCTTGCTATCGAGTCAGCTTCAAGACAGATTGACGCAGCTTGTGAGCGCACTTTCTATCAGGCAGATGGCGAGACACGGATCTTCACACCTCGGGATTCTTATGTTGTAGAGATTGACGACCTGAGAAGCGTGACCTCAATCAAGACATCATCAGACGCAGACGGAAGCTTTGACATTACTTGGCAAGCTAAGGACTATCAGCTAGAACCATTGAACTCTAAGGCTGGGGGTATTGACTTCCCTGCTACTCATGTTCGGGCGGTTGACGATTACCTCTGGCCGATTGACGGGCTAGAAGCCACGGTTCAGATTGTCGGTGATTGGGGATGGGATTCAGTTCCGACACAAATCAAACAGGCTTGTCTCATTCTTTCGGCTAGGTTATTCGAGCGCAGAAACTCACCGCTAGGAATCGCAGGCTTCTCAGATGTCGGGGCTGTATTTGTTTCCAAGTTTGACTCTGACATTGACAAGCTTCTAATGCCGTTCAAGAAAGTGAGAATGGCTTGAACATAACCGACATCCGTCAGGGCATAGAAGACAACCTTGAAACGGTTGCAGGGCTAAGGGCTTACTCAGAGATTCCAGACAATCCACAAGTTCCGTGCGCTGTTGTTGTTTTGAATTCGGTTAGTTACGATCAGTCTTTTCAGCGTGGACTCTCTGAGCTAGATTTCAACATCACCGTCATAGTTGGAAGGTTCTCAGTTCAGCAAGCTCAGGAACACATGAACGACTATGCAGGCAACGGAGCCAAGAGCATCAAGACAGCGGTTCAGTCTGATAGAACTTTGGGAGGCTCTGCCGCTGATGCTGTTCTAAGCTCAATGAACGGTATTTCTGCATTAGACTTAAATGACGGAAACAACTATCTCGGGATGGAATTTTCCGTCACCGTTTACGCAAACTAAAAGGAGAAAACAACCGTGAGTAAATTCATTACCACCGACTACACAATTGAGATTGACGGCACAGACTTTTCGGCTTCACTCAACTCAGTAACCCTTGACATTTCAGTCGAGGAGCAAGAGACAACCGCTTTCGGCAACACATCAAGAACCCGAATCGGTGGACTAAAAGACGGAAGCGTCTCACTAGACTTTCACCAGGACTTCGGCGCTGACAGCGTTGACGCAACTCTCTGGCCACTACTAGGACAGACAGTATCAATCACAATCACCCCGACTTCTGGAGCAGCTTCAGCAACTAACCCATCATATGAGTTTGATGCACTAGTTACTCAGTATCAGCCATTTGCTAACGCTGTTGGAGAATTGGCTACTCTTTCGGTAAGCTGGCCAGTAACGGGTGACATCACTCGTAACACCGGAGCCTAAGGAATAGAAAATGCAAATCAACCTCCAAACTAAATTCAATGACGGAACTGAGAAAGTTATTAGCGCAGGCGCAGCCGATCTAGTAGCTTTCGAAAGGGAGTTCGACCTCAGTGTTGCCAAGCTCCAGAGTGAAGTGAAACTAACTCACTTGCTGTATATTGCTTGGCACTCTGAGAGTCGTAACAAGTCAACAACGCTAAAGTTCGAAGACTGGACAAACGAGATTCAGGCGATTGAGGCATCTGACTCAAAAAAATGATTCCGTTGGGCGAGGAATCTGAACATTGGAAACTCGCTCACCTGGCTTACGAGTTCGGAATTTCTCCGAGCGTAATGCTTCAGGAAACTCCTCGAATGTTGTGGACAATGGAGAGATACCTCTATTGGAGACAGACACAACAAGCGAATAGTAAGCGTAAGCGGTAAGACCCCTGCCCCTAAAAAGGCGGGGGTTTTCTCTTTAGTAGAATAGAGGGGTTAGGAGTTGCCCTTGATAAAGTTAGAAAAAGGCGAAGTCACAGGATTACAATCAGCCATCCGTGAACTAAACCAAATTGATAAAGGCATAGTCAAGCAACTTCGAGCAGATTTGAAATCAGAGCTAACGGGAGAAGCTAAGGAATTAGCCGCCTCGGTTCCTGCATCACCTCCACCCATGAGCGGATTCAATCACAAAGGTCGAACACGCTGGAACGGTGCAAAGGGGTCGGTCTCGGTCGCACCTAGCCGAATAAGAAAAGGGAAGAACACTCACCCGATTGTTACCATCAGATTGACAGGTAAAGGCAACTCAGTTGGTTTCGATGTTGCAGAGATGGCAGGTCTTAGAAATCTACGCTGGTCGGTATCTCAAACAAAGTCAAGCACTAGAAACGGTCAACCTTGGGACAGATCACACAGCCGAAAGCAGGGAAAGAAGTTTGTTCAAAGTCTCCAAGCTTCGGCAACATTCAAGTTCAAAGGTGGTCGCTTCGCTTATGGGTTCTTCTTGAGACAGCGAAAAGGCATAAACAAGAAAGCCGTCAAAGTTATGGACAGGTTTGCAAAGAAGTTCAATAAGAAAGTGAGTCGCTAAATGGCAATCAATTATCCAGTCATTTTCAAGACTGACACTTCTGCCCTGGACAAAGCAGGCGGGAAGCTAAAAGGATTTGGCAAAATTGCCGGAGCTATTGGAGCCGCAGCAGGCGCAGCAATAGGCGGAATCGCTATTACATCAGTCAGAGAGTTTGCCAAGTTTGACTCTGCGCTAAACCAGTCTTTGGCAATTATGGGAGATGTCTCTCAAGCCCTCCAAGAC